TGGCAAGAACCAAAACTCAAATTGAGAAGAAGTATGCCAGCAAGTATGACGACCTGGGTGATCCAGATGAACTGCGTGTGTTGAAGACTGAGGCTGAAAAGCGAACTCAAGAACAACAACTCAAGCGTGGTGAATTTGAAAAGACCCTGCAAGACATGGCTGCTAAAAAAGATGCAGAGATCTTCAAAAGAGATCAGATCATCAAAGAGTATAAGGTCAACACACCTGTGTTGAGTGCGGCAGCAAAGTATCGTGCGGTCAATCCTGACCAAGTTCGCTCATTGCTGCAACAGAACCTTAGACTCAACTCTGAAGGTGATGTAGAGATTGTGGATTCAAAAGGTTCTGTGCGTTACACAGATTCAGGAGCACCACTTGCAGTAGAAGACTTGGTCAAGGAGTTTCTTGATTCAAACCCACACTTTGTGTCAGCAACACCTGCTACCACAAACACACAGTCAAATGTGGGCCGTCAGACCACCGCCACTCTAGACATCACCAAACTGGACATGAAAAATCCAGATCACCGTAAGCAATACGCGGAATACCGCAGGCAAAACGGTTTAGCCTAATTCAAGGAGAATATAAATGGCTGGTTCTAATTCAACATCTTTAGCAAATCTGATCCCACAGATCATCGCAGAAGCCACATTCGTAGCATCTGAACGCAGTATCATGCGTGGCCTGGTCAAGAACTACAGTATCCCTATGGGTTCTGGTGGTTCAGTCAAAGTGCCAATCTATCCAATCCAGACTGCCGCTGCCTACACAGGTTCAGCAGACACTGAGATCACCAACTCAACTGTGACAGCAGACTCAGCAACATTGACACTGGGCACAGTTGCCTTACGCACCATGGTTAGTGACCTGGCTCGTAACTCCGCAGCCTCAAACATTGTTGCAGACATGGGTCGTTTGTTTGGCGAAGCAATTGCTCGCAAAATTGACACTGACTTGACTGCATTGTTCTCCAGCTTCTCCACAGTGATTGGTAACGCAACAACCACAATATCAGCTGCTGCCATCTTCCAGGCAGTTGCTACACTGCGTAGCTCTGGTGTTCCTTCTACAGACTTGTATTGCGTGTTGCACCCTGCAATTGCATATGATCTGAAGGCAGCATTGACCACAAGTGGTAACACACCATTCGTGTCAGGTGCCTACAGTGAAGTATCCAACCAAGCCATGCGTGAAGGCTTCATTGGCACCCTGTCTGGAGTTCCTGTATTTGAAACTTCCAACTTGGCCAACACAGGCACCACAGGCGACTACAAGTGCGGATTGTTCCACCGTGAAGCACTGGGTCTTGCCATGATGGGTGATATTCAGATTGAAACACAGCGTAGAGCAAGTTTCTTAGGTGACGACATTGTTGCTTCATGCAACTATGCCGTGGGCGAACTGTATGACGGTTACGGCATCCAGTTGTTCAACGACAGTTCAATCCTCTGATAGGAACTTGACATCATGGCTTTCATAACATTTGGTAATCAGTTTCTAAGCTTCGCCACCAGCGAGGACTTGGATTCTCTTGATCAAAGATTGTTTGAACAAAATGAAGGCCTTGATGACAACTACATTCAGGATTCACTAATCCGCTCTACAGTTAGAATACTAGAATTGTTGAGAGCTACTGATTGGTGGAGAAGTTATTTTATTGAGCGTAACACAGGTGCGTCAGCCATACAGATAAACACTGTGGCTGATGTGCCGCCCCTGGACCCAGACAAGATCCTTGCTAGACAGCAAGACTTCACTGACCTTTGCTGTTACTATGCTCTATACGATTACATTCTTCCCTACATTGCTGACTTCTCCAATGAAGACTCAGCAGAGCGTCGCAAGATGGCTTACTATCAACAGAAATATGATCTGTTGTTTGGTCAGCTGATCACTGCAGGCGATTGGTATGACTTTGATGATTCAGCCACCATAGACTCAGCTGACAAACAGCCAGGTGTATGGAATCTACGGAGAGTGCGATGAGAACAGAGATACTTGATTACTTCACAGCCAACAAGGTCAGTGGTTACACATTGACACAGGAACTGCCCTGGGACAGCTCAGGCAATCCGTTGTATCTGAAGAACTTCAAATATATCTATGTGGACTCTGATCAGGTTGCACAAGAACCTCTCATTGATGTGTTAAATGGCTCTGGCATTGTGAATCAAATCACCAATGTCACTGCCTTTATCACAACAGATGCAAAAACCCAACCCTCAAACTATGCCACCATGGTCAACACATTCATGAATGCCAGATTAGACACTGACATTACTGGTGTAACACAACGAACAACTCAGGTCAGAACTGAGTTCATTGGTGATGCCCAGGTAACACAGTTTGATTTCAGTTTCACACAACTGATTGTAAATTCATAATAAGGAAAAAGCAAAATGGCTTACATTTACCCAGCCCCAGGAACTGCTAGTAATGTGCAGGTTTGGATTCAAACCAACGGCACAACCAGCGGCAACCTAGTGGTGCCTGCACTGCAGGACATCACAATCAACGCATCAAACGATGTGTTTACATGGACCCAACTGAATGAGGGTTCAAAACTACAAGTGGCTACCACAGCTACCAATGACATCTCAATGAATCTGGTTCTTGACAAGACCTCATTCTTTGGTAGCAATGTCACTGCTGCCGCTGGTGCCACTGCCTCCGTGCAAGGTGTGTTTGGTCTGAGTCGCAACAAAGATCTTGTGAATGTGCGAATATTCATGGGCTCTGAATCCAGCAACACATCCAGCAATGTGACCATGACTGGCCAGGCCTATGTCACAGGACTTGCACCAACTACCTCAGCTGATGCACCTGTGTTTGTGAGTCCAATCACACTCACAGTGACAGGACCTTATGCTGTTGTGGTCAACACAGCACCGTTGACCTAATCCAATTAGGTGAACTAAAAAGGGTCTTTGGACCCTTTTTTTACGGCCAACTAAATACTTGCTCAAGAGGATTCACAGATGACAATAGATTCAAAGACTGATACAGAACTGCTACGCAGTTTATTGGCTGAGACAGCAAAAGCCACAAATGAAATTCGTTGTGCTCAAGGCGATCTTGCCAAGGCACAAAGCAGACTAGCCTTTACGGTAGCTGTAGTTAACACTCTGATTCATAGACAGGAGATCAAATGAAATTATCACAACTGGCTGCCAAGCCCAAACTCATAGAAATCGCATTAGACGATGCGGAAACCATTGCTGAACATGGTGAACCACTTACCTTCCATACCTGGGACCGTCAACCACTTGATGTGTTCATGCGACTGGCTGTGGCACAACAAAATGACCAGTCAGGCATGTTGGACATCATCCGCACCATGATGCTGGATGAACATGGCAAAGAGATTATCTCTGCTGACACCATGTTGCCCACAGGTGTGTTGATTCGTGCCATTGGCAAACTCACAGACACACTGGGAAAGTAATTGGTGATGACCATGACTGGGAAGACGCTGAGACCATGATGATGATCACTCTAGATAATCTAGCACATCGTTATCAGTGTCTGCCCAGTGAAGCATTGAGTCGTGGCAACACCCTTGACCTCAAGGTGTTGCATTTGAGCAGTGCTTGGCAGCGTCACCAACAAGAACAAGCAGAGGCTGAAGCAAATCCTGGTGCACCTCGCAAACCCAAGAGAACACGACAGACATCTCAACAGTTGCAGGACATGCTTGACGCAGTTAGGAACAACAAATGATAATCATCCAGGACAAAATTACGCCTGCCATCAAGCGACAGATTGATCAATTGGAGCAGTATCCTAAACAGGCTGAAGCTGAGTTCAAGAAATTAACTCCCATACGCACAGGCAATGCCAGAAGACGAACCAATCTAAAGAATCAGACCATTCAGGCCAATTACCCTTATGTTCAACAGCTTGATCAAGGTGCCAGTCGCCAAGCACCAGAAGGCATGACAGTGCCTTTTGAGCAGTGGGTGCGGCGTGAGACAAAAAGAATATTTGGAAAGTAAATCATGGCCACATCTAATTACAATGTAAATGTCAATACCACACAAGCTGTGGCAGCAATGACACGACTGCAACAAAGCACCGCCAAGGTCAATGCTGCCTTTGGTGGCCTTAAAACAGCAGTTGGAGGTCTGGCATTTGGTGCTGCCATTAGTTCAGCATTGCGTTACGCTGATGCCATCAATGACATTTCAGAAGCCACTGGTATTGGCACAGCCAACATCCTGGGCTTCAGCCGTGCAGTGGCTGCCAATGGAGGCTCAGCAGAATCAGCACAGGCCAGTCTTCTTAGACTCAGTCAAAGCATTGATGATGCCGCATCTGGCTCAGACAAAATGCGATACACATTTGCACAAGTTGGTATTAGCCTACAAGATCTAGCCACGCTGAGTGAACAAGATATTCTAAACAAGACTGTGGCAGGCCTGGCCAAGATTGAGGACAACTCCAAACGCATTGCCCTGGCCACAGACATCCTGGGCAAATCAGCAAGAAGCATTAACTTTGCTGGGGTAGCAGCCTCTCTACCAGGTGCCATAGCACAGAGTCAGAAGTATGCTGCCAGCCAAAAGGCCGCGGCTGAACTACAAGACAAATTAAACTATGCCATTGACCAATTCCGCATCAGTCTGATCAAATCCCTGGAACCCTTGATCAAATTCCTAAACGCACTTGAGCCTGAACAGATAGATCGTTTTGTAGAAGCCATTATCAAGATTGGTGGTGCCGCTGTGGCCATTACTGGCCTGATCAAGGTTGTTGAAGGCCTGGGCAAGGCATTTGCCTTGCTGGGTGGTGTATTTGCATTGTATAGGTCTGGTATGCTGTCTGTGGCCGCAGGTTCAGCAAGTGCCATAGCCGCTCTTGCTGGACTTGGCAAAACAGCAACCATAACAGCAAGTGTTCTGTA